AGCACCCCTGGTCAGTCTCGGTATGGATCGTTTTCTCGTGGCCGCAGGAACACTTGGCGTATTCGCCCTGGTCGCGGGCGGCGTTCTTTGCTTCAAATCCATTGCATTTACATCCTTTGACTTTACAGTCCTGACCGTCCCATGCGTGGGATCCTGAGCTGTGTTCACAATGCTTGCAAGGATCACCTTCGTTCATAATCTTGATGTCGCACACCTCGTCGTCGAACACGATCGTCTTTTTCATATCCGTCCTCCCCTCCCAAAAAAAAGGCAGGATCCACGTTGTTACGTGAATCCCGCCAGTTATCGGGGTTTTCCGTCGCTACTGGAGCGCAAACCGGGAGCTACCCGGACCGGTGAAATTGGTTTACTTCTGTTTGGCTATGAGCGTGTCTCTATGACTATCCTTCCACTCAAACGTCACTTCACGATGGATAGGATTTCCGGTCCGCACCCACTCCGTCAGCCTGTCCGAAAAGGTCAGGTTGGCCCGGTGCATGGCTTGCCGCTTGAGCTTCCGGATGATCGATTGTTTGCTCATCAAGGTTTACCTCAAAAAGTTCTTTGACGTCAGTTCTCAGGACCTGCGCGATGATCTCGTTGCCCGGTGTCAGGATGCGCATAAGCTCATCAATGCCTGTCTGGATGCGCACCGATCCGTAGTAGGCGACCTCGGTCCCGTCATGAAACCGAACCCCGACGACGTTCTTCATGCCACGGCCGCCAGTTTGCAATGGGCGTATACTCTTACGATCCAAGATTTAAATTCTTCGACGGTCATTTCCGCCTTTGCCACGTTACAGAATTTGCAACAAGGCACGCAGTTCGTCGATATATAACCGACTTTGCAATTGAGGCGGTCAATACCATTGCATCGATAGTTTCCATTGGTCTTACCTTTATCTGCACGGTTAGGGAAGTTCTTTGAGAATAGGACTCCGCAATAATGACAAGGTGCTCCGGTAATCGCTAGAAACTGTTCAAGCGTCAACGCCCATGCTATCCCGCGCAAGTCGGATTGCTTTTTGTGTGTGACGAAGAATGCCCATTTGGCTGCTTCACCAGTTGGCTTAGACCATCGCCTTCTGAGTGGGCATTTATTGCCGCACGTTTGATTCCCTCTTTGCACACAGGCGGCGCGCATTGCCGTTTTACTACCGCAGTCACATTTCATAATCCACCATCGCTGTGGATACTCTAATTGCGACTTCAGTGCAGGGATTTCCGAGGCCTTCGCCATTCGCGTACACACCAATCTCCCGAATCGTTGCCCTGCCAATTTAAGCGACCGCATAGAGTGCCTCCTTGTAATCTCGTCGAGCACTCACATTATCCGATAATACAGGTATTGCGGCACACCTACACGGGCCGTAATCTTGCCCTGGATTTGCGCGGCGTCCCGTCGCTGGATCAACTATAGGTGGTTTTGAAAACTCAAATATACGGCCATCCAAGACGCGGTGATTGTTAGACCCATGCGTGCCGGTTGCTGGTCTTACGCGGGCATCATGAGATGTCGACCAGATGTACTTTGTTATGCCGGCCTCTTTATAACGCTGCTCATGGTACTTGGACATAAAAATGGAGGACTCGCTCGCCGCGAGGAATTTCGCTTTCCGGACGCTGATGCCGTACCTTTTCTTGATCGTCGGTATGAGTTTGTCAAAGCGATACCCTTCCTTTGCGTTATTCTCAACGGCCTCACGCAAGCTGAAGATCTCTTCATCAGCGAAGCGTTTTATATAGAGCTTGAGGTTGGTTGAGTATTCCTCGGCCATGGTTTGCTTGGAGTGCTCGTCAAGTTCCGGGTTTACCTCCAGCTTCTTGGCGGTCCCTTTAAAGCCATCCTCAACAGCCTCGGTGGTCTTCTTGGCGTCTACAGACCTGACGTTGATGTCGTGGATGATATTCTTCTGGGTCTCAGCCAGCTTGGCGACGAGCAGGTCATGGATCTCTCGGGCCTTGATCCCATAAGCGGCCGCCTCAGCCTTGATCCATGACGGGACTCTGGATTGTTCCACGCGGAATACCCCAGACCTGGCGTCAAAGGTCGCACCCATCGCTTTAAGGGCCGTGCTGATGGCGGCTGAGAATTCACCCGTAAACGTGCCCAGTGAATATTGGATGCGTCCAGAGCGCAGGGCGTCGAGCAGCTTGTCGGTTCCGGTGGCGTTCGTCAGAAGACCACGCGCTTTGATGTCCTGGTTTCCTTGGCGGGCGATCTTGACCAAGGGCCTGAAGAGCAAGTCCCGCAGGATTTCGATCACCTGTTTCTCGGTGTCTTTCCAGTAGGACGGCTTAAGCCGGAGAGGAGCGAGCGTTCTCACAAGAGCCCCATAATTTTAAATAGGCCCTGGACAACGGCGAAGGCCGCAATGACCGGCAAAATAATAATCCTCGTCGCTATGTCTCTCATGGCGTCACGTCCTCAACCCGGCGGCGGGTTCCGCACATGCAGCAGCCAGTATGCGCGACACCATGTACGGATTGAGCCATGCAATAGCAGTGCAGGCAATTCCCCGGATAGTGGGTAAAGAGGGGTTTGGATTGCCGCCTGTCGCCCGGCTGCAGCGCGGCTTCGGGCGGACCCCATCCAATCGGTTTTGGCGGCATCGGCATCGTGGGTTCGTCATTCAATTTCCTTTTACCGCCCGTGCGGGAATAGGAGGATGCCCGTTTCCTATCGGCGGGATGTTGGGCAGGGATGTCGCCGGCTGGATGACCGTCGGAACGAAATCGACAACTATATTGATAGCCGATAAAAGCGTCTTGATGGTCTTGGCCTTGTGAGCCAGGTCCCTTAAATCCAGGCTCGTTCCAATATTGACCTGATGCGTCACGGTGTCATACTGCACTGTAATGGTTTCGAGCGCCATCTTCTTTTCCTCCTTGGTCGTCGCTGCTATCGTCATCCTCATTCATTCCCATGGCCGCCATCGGCGGTTCCGGATCCGCACCTTGGCTGACCTCCGATTCAATCGGGACGAGCCCTTCTTTCTGCTGCAGGTCCATGTACTCTTCGGGGGTGAGATACCCGCTCGCCGCGTCATCCTTCCAGCGGGCATGCTTTGAGGTTTTGACAGTCTCTTCCTCGACCGCCGTCATGGTGCGCAGGGGGTAGAATTTCGACATCAAATCGTATTCATCACCAAAAAGTGACAGGCACTTGAGCCGCAGGAGTTCACGCAGAGTCGGTTTAGCTTCCTCGCGGACTTCTGATTCGACCATGCCGATGTAATTCTCGATATCGTCTTCGCCGGAGTTAAACCCGGCGGCGGAGATACCGAAGAGCTTCGTCATGGGGATCCGCAGGTTGCAGGAGAGCCCGATGCGGTTTTCTTTCCAGATGTCGGCCAGTCCGGCATAGGTCAGTTGCTTCTGGTCATACTCGTCTTCGGCATCCATCACGAGTGCGTTGTTTGTGGACTTGGCGCGGTTCGAGATGTTCAGGCGCTGGAGAACCTGCTGCGTGCCCTTATTGCTTGCGAGCTGGGCCGTAAATCCTTTGAGGCGAAACACGTCCACCTTGGCTTCCTTGAGCAGGTCATACACCACGTTCTGTGTCCGCAGGAAGATATTCAGCGGCTGCACGATGTGCTCGACCTCCGACATGCCCCAGCCCTGCAGCATGACGTTGATCGGGTACGGAGCCTCTTTACCGGAAATTGTTTTGACGCGCGAGACATGGACTTTCTGGCCGTAAAACGTATAAAACCCGCCCATGGGATATCGCTCTGAGCTCGTCAGTTCCCACCTATGGGCGGCGATCAGCTTCATCGGGCGATTAGCCATACCCTGCATGGTCAGCGGCTTCTGCGGGTTCTCCCCGTTTTCGATGATGAGGGCCGCCCCGCCGTAAAGCCTGGCCCAGTCAAAAGCGGTCTTGACCGTCTTAAAGAATGACGATTCATCGAGCTCATCACTGAGCGCCTTGATGTCGTCTTTGTCCATCATGTCGGTATGGCTGATGAGTTCAAGGCCGCCGCGGAAGGCATCCTGCACCGGCATGTCGATGGCGGCCTGAATAATCCCTTCAGACTTGTAGAGGTATCCCAGGGCCATGTACTGCACGGTGATCAGGTTATATCCGGTGTTGTTGATGACGGTTTCAAAGTTGTTGAGTTCGCTGCCGCCTTGGCTCATGCCTTGGATCAGCGTTCCGAAGGAATTCGACAGGCGGTCCTCTGCGGACTCCGCCGTGTTGCGCAGTTCCTGGGCCTGCTGGCGCAGGCTCATGAGTTCACGCTGCAGGCGCCTGACCCGGGAGGTGTTCTGGAGTTTCCTTGCCATCAAATGATCCTATTCACGTCGCGCAACATCTTAAACCCGGCGTTCATATTACTCGCCCAGCCAATCAGGAAAGCGTCGGACCTTGTCGATCCCTTAGACAGCATGTTGGTAATGCCTTTCAGGAACATACCGCGCACAATCTCGATATTGATCTCCTGGATCTCTTTTCGCGTAACCGGGATATACGCCATCACACCCACCCCCAGCCGCCGGCGAATTGCTTCTGGTGCGTGTAGATCGCGTAGCGTTTAGCGTCCATCAGATGGTCCATGTACTTGACCGGCTCGTCCATAACGTTTCCATTCTTATCCTGCCGCCATTTATAGATGGCGCGCTCTTTGTTAAGGTTGACGTTCGACGGGAGGGTATAGAATTTGTGCCGCTTGCAGAAATCGATCCCGAGGTTAACGTCCTTGTCGGAGGGGTAAGCGTTAAACCCAGCGTCGCAGAGTTCCTGTATACGGTTAGGTTCGGCGGTGTCGGCATAAAGCGGCCGGTGGCGATACTCATCCGGGATAAAGGTTTTAAGTTCGTCGATGAGTTGGCCGTTAGTAAGGTGAGTTTTGTAGAGAAGTTCTCGGAGGTAGCAGTCAGCAAGGTCCTTGATCGTGACCTCGATGACGGCTGACGGATTATTGAATCCGAAGTCCACGCCGTAAATGACTTCAGGTTCTGGGTCGTCGCTCGGGAATTTTTGGAGATTGGCATAGGGCTGGTAAATAATATTCGAGAGGACGCCCCACTTGCCTTCGGCGTAGACGCTGTAGGCGTTGGCGTCCTGGTCCTTAAGGCCCTCAAGTAAGGCGACGTAGTCCTTATCGAGGAAGGGGTTGTTTTTGTAGGTGGAGTGGATGACCTCGAGTTGCTCGAGGAAGGCCTGCGTGACCATGAGCTTCTGGTTGATCCACCCCTGCTCGTCTGATGGGTTGAGGCTGAAATAGATTTTGTTCGGGAATTCCACACTGGCTTTGGCTCGCAGCCGGGTCTGGATAATGAACCAGTCGTCCCAAGTGAATTCGTTTGCCTCTTCCATCCAGATGTCGTTCCATTCGGTCGATTTGATTTTCTCAGGGTCATCGACGGATAGGAAAGCGATATAGGCGCCGTTGGTAGGGTTGGTAAGGGTGTTATGAGACTTGTCATGAAGGATGCGGTTGTAGAGCCCGTACTCGCGGAGCAGGTCAATGACGAGCTTATAAGCAGTGAGGCGCAGAGACGGAAAAGTCTTTCGGCAGATGGCGATCTTGCGGTTCGGGCATTGAATAAATTTGCTGATAAGGACTTGCGCGATCGAGTGGCTCTTGCTCGAACCCGCGCCGCCGACGTTGACGAGGATCCGCGCCTTGGAGTTGTAGTTCCGGTAGAAGACATCAGTGGCCTGGATCTGGCGCGATAGGATTAGGGGCGGGGACAATGTTGAGCACCATGGGGATCCCTGAGAGCGTGACGTTTTCGTCGAAGAGCTTGACGTGTTTGCCTAGGAGTTCGAGGGCTTTTACTTTATCCCAGAATTTGAGCTTCTTGATGTCGCCGACCAGGTTATCGGACTCAATGCTTGAGATCGCCAGAGCCACGCTGTCGGGAAGTTCGCTCATCATCTTCACGGTCCCATCCGGGTTAAAGAGCATGCGGGGATCGAGTTCGGCGATGTTGAGGAGTGCCTTAAGCACCCGCTCCTGGGTGATTCCTGCGTTGGTCATGATCTTGTCGAGCTTGGCGTCCACGGCGGCGCGGATACGAGGTATTGCTAAGAGTTCAGCCGCCTGCTCATTGGCCGTTCTCTTTGAGTATCCGGCTCGAATAGCGGCCTGCGTACCGTTCTGGTCTTTCAGGTACTCAGCCACGAACCGGCGCTGCTTAGGGTTGAGAGGTCTTATCACCTGGGATTCCATGATATTTTTGCGGAGGCGTCTCTGACGCGGATCGGGATAGCCACATCCAGAACCCTTCTAGGCGTCAGCGAGACCTCCGCCATTTCTTCCGATGGGGCAGCCATGACGTGGCGGCCCTCTTTCAAATCATTCTCTAAATGGGTGACGGCCAGGGCGAGTTCGACGACGACCTTCGGCCAGAGGTCAACAGGGATGATGGGATGGATAACGTCTTTAAAGAATCCGACGGAGGCATGCACCACTTCAAAGGGTTCTTTTTCATGGCATCGTTTAGCGCTCTGGAATTCCCGCGAGAAGGAAGGATCCGCGCGGAGCCAGTCATAGACGGCGTCTCTTGAAATGCGTGAGGCTCGGGCGGCGCCTGAGATCGTGCCGATGCGTGCCAAGGCCTTAAGGAATGGGAGTTTGCGGCGTTCTTTGCGGGCGCGGGATGATAGCATCTCTCTTTGAGCATAGCCCTTATGCCCAAAAGGCGTTAGTTATGATTCCTTACAATTGGCCGACTTTGTTGAGGTGCTCGAGTATCTGGAGGCTTTTATGCGGGGGTCCTGCCTGCAGCGGGTGGCGAAGCCCATAGGTTTCTATGTACGTGCAGCGGGCCTGCCTGTGACGGATGATGATTTGCTGGACACACGCCCAGCTCAGGCCAAGGGTCGCCGCGACTTCCTTCGGCGCTTTCCCAGTCTTGAGATGCCGGATGACGGACTCCACTGTCTCGCGGGTTTGTTCTCTCAGGCGACCTCCCCCTCCAGGGGCTTGCAAAGTTGGATTCATTATGCTTCATAATGATGCCTTCCGCAAATAGAAAGGGTTTTGACTTACGGCTATATTTGTATCATAATGCTGTCATCCCCTGCCGGTCTCTGCCTCGTAGGGATACGGGGTTGCAGCCCACCATGTGAATGGCGGTCGGTGACGAGATTAATCCGGCAGCCGGCAGGGGATCGTTCTTGACTTCCCATTGCGAGGGTCTTATAAGCCTTCAATAAAGTCTGTGCCTACAAAGTGGGCTAGTGTAATGGCACCCCGAGTGCGGCCGGAGAAGATGAGTCATGAGAAAGCCGGGAGACTAATGTCAACGAGTTGTGGCTGAGCATGCTGGCTACCGCGGTTCGTTGCGATCGCACAGACTATGGCTTGACGGCGGGGAGAGACCCGCGCTATGTCCCCAAGGTGTAAATTGCACACTCTTTACAGAGAGGGCCCGCGCGATTCGGGTAAGGGACACCAATTTTCGCCATGACCATCATCTGCATGAAGTGCGGAAAGGACTTAAACCTCATCCTCAAGGAACCGCCCGGCATCAACCAGCAGCAGTTCTGGGGAGTTCACTGTGGGATTGAAGTCACGTTTATCGTTAAGCCGGTAGCCGGTTCCAGGGAGGGCGGTTGACTAAGCGTAGCTGGTTTATGAAATTTATCATCAAACAGGCCATTATTAACATGGACCGCGAGCGCTGGTCTGACGATGACGATTTCATAGTTTCGTGTCTGTTGAGGCTCGGGGTTACGGCTAGAGAGATATTCCCCGATGACTGACGATAAACAGGTGCTCGATATATGGTCTATCGTCTCCGCCAAGGACGGCAAGCCTTACGTGCAATTCAAATTTGACGAGGAGCATAAATTCCAGCTCACTCCGATAGAGGCCAGGCAGCATGCCTATAAGATCTTTCAGGTCGCATTCGCTTCGGAGGCCGATGCGTTCTTCGTGAATTTCGTTGTCGAGAAAATCGGCCTTGAGCTCGAGAAGGCTGTAGGGCTCCTGGCTGATTTCCGCAAATGGCGAATTAAGAATGAGCACTGAGGGAAAGAGGGTAGCGATCTATGCGCGCGTTTCGACTGCCGACCAAACTGCCGAAAATCAAGTGCTCGATCTGCAACGATATTGTGCCGCTCGTGGATGGACGGCTCTCCCACCATTTATTGACTCTGGGATCTCAGGCTCGAAAGAGGACCGCCCGGCTCTTCGCCAGGTTATGGAGCTTGTTAGAAAGCAACGAGTGGACGTCGTGCTTGTGTGGCGGTTCGACCGATTCGCCAGAAGTCTTACACATCTGGTCAATGCGCTCGAAGAATTCAATAAGCGTAGCGTTGGCTTTGTCTCCTATCAGGAAGGAGTCGATACCAGCACGGCCCAGGGAAAAATGGTCTTTGGCATCATGGCCTCCCTTGCCGAATTTGAACGAGCCCTTATTATCGAAAGAATCAATGCCGGGCTGCGACGTGCCCGGTCTAAGGGACAACGTTTCGGGCGCCCCGGCATTCCTGAATCTAAGGTTGCCGAGATACTCACTCTCCGCGGCACGGCATCGGTCCGGGCGATCGCAGCTCGAACTGGCATTTGTAAATCCGTAGTCCAGAAGGTGCTGTCCGTAAAACCTATCCAGAATGTGGCTTCTGCTATCGACGAGACCCCTGTGGCTTTTTGAGTGGCATGGAATTCATTTGATTTAAGGACAGCGATGACCGACCAAGAAATCAACGAAGCAGTGGCGCGAAAGCTGGGGTGGAAAGACGATTTTGATTTGACCAACAAAGTAAAGTGCTGGACAAAATCGGAACACAAATTTGAAACGACCTATGAGCTTCCCGACTACTGCCACGACATCGCGGCCGCGTGGGAGATCATGGAAAAACTTGAGGTTGCCGTCATTGCAAAGCTCAGTAAAGGTTGGGCATGCAATCCGAATCCACCCGGTTTCGATTTTTTGGTTAAAGCAGACACCGCCCCCATGGCGATCTGCCTGGCATTCCTGAAACTGTCGTGAACATCATCCACGACCCAGGCCAGGACCGCCTGATCGATGAGCTCTATGTCTGGGTGTCGGTGGATCCCAAGACCAACCTTGAGGGCATCTGCGGGATCATGGTCGGCGGCCAGGCGATGCAGGCCGTGACGTCCTCGCTGTCCATCGCAGAGAAGATGCGGGACCATGTCGTTGAGATCTGTCATTTTACAGGCAAGCGCACGAAGCTCCTGCGGTTCGTGAAGCCTGAAATAATCTATGGAGAGGCCTAGTATGAGAATGCTCGATCCCGGTCACGGCTGGGTGCGGCCGCTGCCATATGACTCCGTCGCTAAGTGCGGCGGCCCAGGCCTATGCGGGGAGTGTGGCCGCGAGATGGCCTGGATGAAAGAAGCGGTCGGGCATCTCTACAACTGGCGGGCCTACGGCGGCGACAATTTCCATTCGCTCCTGTATATCCTGTTCCAGAAAGGTTCCCACGGGAACCGTGAACGCCTGGGCGATGGTTTCCCCTGGGAGTTCGAGGCTTGGAAACAGTGGCAGGCGGCGCCAAGCGAGACCGAGTTCTTTGAGCACTTCGGCATCAAGACGATACAACCCACCAGTAAAGAAGCGCTAAAACCCCAAGAAAAATAGCCAGAGCAATCCACGCCGTCTCCGGGGTTATATCAACGAACGACACTCGGTGGCTACGGCAGG